ACCCTAACCGAGCGTCCTTTCGCCCCTCGCTATTCGCTCGTAGATATGTCCTCGCTATTCGCTCGGGGGTTTTGTGTCTCAAACAACCTAAGTAGGTTGATGCCGACAGCTTTACCACTTTCGTAGATGAGACTTAGCAGGAAACTAAGTCACACCTACGAAGTGCCAAGGGTGATGTCTCAAACAACCTAAGTAGGTTGATGCCGACAGCTTTACCACTTTTGTAGATCTGACCTAGCAGGAAACTAGCTCAGACCTACAAATGCCAAGGGTGAATTCCTCCCCATTAAGCAAAAGCCTTTTGAAAAAGGTCTTGGGGTTATAGGGGGCAAACGACGGCTCGAGCTACGATGCAGACTATGAGTCCGCACCCCACCGTTACGCAACTCGTTGATGCTCAGGCACAACATCAACATTGACTTCAACATTGAACCTCGGTTGAACACTATCACCCGTGATCTGACCTCAAACACACCCCAACCCCCCGTGGTACCTCAACTATCATCGCACCCGTACTTGAGATTAATATATAAAGTTAGTAGGTAACCTTTAGGCTTTTTGTTTCCGGTCAGAATTTTACAACCGATAGACCCCCCGACCGGGGTAGGGTACCTTAAATAGATATTTAACTTATTTAGGGAACCCATATGGCACGAAAATCTGGAGCAAAATACATACAAGAAGACATTCACCGTTTTGTCGACGATGGAGACTTCGAGAATGCGGTTAATGTTCTCAGAAATGGGATGAAAGCGACCCACGTTGTTCGAAGAAGTAAGGAAAACGGCGAAAGAGGGGTTGATTACGAAGAAGTACCCGATCACGGAACCCGAATTACCTCCGCAAAGCTGGTTCTCGAGTACGGATTCGGTAAAGCAGCGACCAGACACGACATTACAATGACCAAAGAAACATCAACCGTCGCAACACCGGCCGAAATCATGGATAGACTACGAGATTCAGGCGCTCAACTGGCCGATATTATCGATGTTTACTCCGAAACAGTGGAAAAAGTCCCCATGGAGATTGAAAACGATGGATAATCAAAAAGGAAAAAAATGGTGGGCTTTACACCGCCCCGAAGATCCCGAAGGAGATGCCCAGATAGCAAAAAATATGGACTACGCGGAAAGTATAGGAGCCTTGAAGCCTAGTATGAGTAATACCATCCAATTAGAGCCTATTGAGACCGATCTTACTGGTTGGGGTCCGGAATATCACCGCAGAAAACGGGAACCAATGGAGCCGTACTATGTTGAAAACCTGAATTTTGACGATGCGGTGCAAAAAGAGTTCCCAAACAGAGATGCAGAGGTCGAGCAATACTTATTGAACCAGGCACACAAGCGTGGACAAGATCCAAACCGACCTTTTCAGAAGATTCTTAAAGCACCCGATTGGGGTAAAGGTGGCGATAAAATTAGAACCGAGTACCACGATCCAAAATCTCAATCGCGGAAAACTACGGAAAAGGCTCATTATGCGCCCCGCCAAGTAGTAGGCTACTATTTAGATGAAGACGGCGGTCCGGATAAAAACAATCCCTACATAGAGGATACAACAATTCGACTTTTTGAGAAAGAACCAACCGATCCCAGCGAGCCTTATGGTAATTCAGAATACCCATACATTCACGAAGCTATGCACCACATAACTTCGGACCAAGGCGGTTCAGGTTACGAGCGTAATTTCGATTTTGGTAGTCCTTGGTTAAACAGTCCAAATGAGATTATGTCGGAGGCCGCTAAGCGTAAAAGAGCGTATGTACACGGGAGTAACGGATACGCAGAGGGTTTCGAACCCCCAAATCAAAAATGGTTAGATTCAGCTCACCCAGCTGTAAAAGAAGGCAAACCAATACCTGAAAAACATATCGATGATATGTTTATAGACTGGATGAATAAAGACAATGCAGGTTGGGGCGACTCTTACCGATATAATCCCGAAGACTTTCCAGTAGAACTTTTCAAAGAAGCCCTAAGACTAGGCAAAAACGACCAAAAACCCGCGGGCATGTTTACAGGCCGTAAATCACAGAACGCATAACTTTATGAGCAAAGAAGAAATAAAAACCGCCGAAGAGCAATTCGAGCACGAATTATCCAATGTATTTGTCCGCTGGTGGGAGGAATCCGACCTGGATGAACTCGAAATGTCTCAAATTGCAATAGAAGTAGTAGAACGCTTTTGCGACACCACAGTCGATTTTGAATCAGACATCGACCTGAGCGACATGGATGATGAGTAAGCTTAAAACATTCACACGAAGTCTGGTAAACTTACCGCTAGCACCGGTAAATATGTATCGAAGAAGCCAGGTTCCTCGGAAATTAAAAGAAACTGCATTTGGAACTAATGCTTCAATTAAATACCCAGTTGAACCTAACTACGTAGAGTTGTGGAAATCTCCCAAGTCTTATCAATACGAAGTAGAATCTACAGTAGATCTACGGCCGCCACCACCGGTGCCACCACCACCTCCTCCTCCACCTACGTCTAGATCTGGTGGAAGTTACGCCCTTTCTACTTTCCCTAAAAATTACAAACCCGGAATGAGCAGACGCACAGGCACGGGAATCCATCCTTTACACAGATAGTTATGGACAAAATAACCGCTTATAACTCCGATATGATGGAGAAGGATATGAAAATCCAAGACCTAAAGGTGGTTATCGATACTGCACAGGCTGCGCTAAGGCGCGCCCAAGCCGTAATTAAATCCGAGGAAGATAAAAAACATGTGTTTAACCCAAGCGCCAAGTGGGTACTTAACTATAAACTGTGAAGTCTGTATCCGTAATGGCAACAGGGTCAGCTCTTCGCGAGGTTACCTTTCTCATATACTCGATCAGAATGTTATACAACTGCCCGATTTACGTGGTTTGTGACGACTATGTATACACCAAGCTTAAAAGGATGGGTTTTTTATGGTTAAATCTAAAAGCCAGCGCAAACCCCGATGATTTAAAGAAAGCCGCCCACGAAACCGAATCCGTCAAAAGCCACAACGATTTCCACTCTGCGGGGGCAATTTGGACTAAAATAGGTGCTATGGAGTGGGCATTGGAGGAAGAAGGCGAAACTTTGTTTTTAGACGCGGATATTGTCTTAAACAAACCAATTCACGAAGATATTCTTACTGATGTCGATGGAATGATATCCCCCCATTACCACACGGGGGATACTCTTATTGATAATCAGACATACGGAGCATTTAACGCCGGGTATGTGTTTGCCAGGCATTGTGATTTTGCGAAGGTTTGGAAAGAAATATACCTAACCCGATCAGCATTCTACGAGCAGCAGGGCATGATTTGGTTTTTCGAGCATTTCGACATGGGGGTCTTTAACAAGAACCACAATATTGGATTTTGGAGATTTGCTAAAAAATGGAAGAAGGGAACTCTTAGATTAGACGATTGGGGTATAGATTGGCCTAAAGCCAAATCTTTTCATTTTCACGCCTTTCCCGAAACTTATTCAAAAGCCAACAAAGGCTTAACCAGGGGTTATAATTTGCTCAAAGAAGAAATGGTTGAGCGTCTTAACCCAGAACTAAAAAAGATATATAATGATCTACTCTAAAGAAGGCAACTGGGCATTCGTCCATGTCCCAAAGAACGCTGGTACATCTTTCGTTAAACCTTTACGGAACCCCAAAATAAGAAAGGCGTTGGGCGTCGAGTTTCTAGAAAAAGGTCACTCTCTTCACCACAACAAGTGGAGCTGGTGGTCTCAGTTCGACGAGGTCAAGTCCTTGACCCCCGTGGCTATATGCCGAAACCCTTGGAGTAGGGCGTTGTCCATGTATCTATACAATATCAAGAATGCCGTTGCCAACATAGAGGAAGAGTGGGCAAGGCTCGATCACGCTCGCCTGTCGTTAGATGGCTTCAAAAGGTCATGGATGCCCGGCGGGTTTTTCGTAGACAAGCACGGCATAGACTTTGAGTATGACAAGAACACGGGGAGAGCGTGGGCGCAGTCAGATAATCAATGTTCGTGGCTAGATGGCTCATCAAAGAAAAAATGGTTTCGCCTTGAGGATGGATTAAATGATTTCTGCAAATTCACAAAACTACCCAAACCAGAAGTTTTAAACGCTACTGTAAAAGTTAATTACCGAGACTATTATGATGACGAACTAGTGGAAAGAATAGGTACTCTTTTCGCTAAAGATGCCAAGCTAGGGGGGTACTCATTCTAATGAAAGTGCTAATATATCAAGTTTTCGTAACAGGCAGTCTAAAAGTGAAACACGACGCACTTATCGAAGAGTCAACCAGTAGTTTAAAAACATACTCAGATCATTACGGCATCGACTACACTTTTGAGTCCAAACCCACCTTTACCCCAGAGCAATTACCAAAAGATGCCGATAAGAGAATGCGGTTCTACTGGGCGATGGATTTATGCAAGCCCGAGCTTAGGCATTATGATTACATCGTACACTTTGATGCCGACATCATAATGCAGGAGGGTGCCCCTGATATCCGAAAAGAGTTAAAGGGCGATTTTATGGCAAACCGCGATCCGATTGATTACTTAGGTGAGTGGAACCGTCCTATGGCGTCGTTAAGAAGAGCTTTTGTCTTCCGTAATGTCTCCGATCACTTTGGGTACCCTTGGTATAATCACTTCAATTCAGGCGTTTGGGCTTCTTCTCCAAAAGCAAGAAAATTGATTTGGGAAAATTGGCAAAAGGATGCCTTTAAATCTTACGAGGAAAAAGCCCCAAAGAGCTTTCCTTTTAAATTGGGCAACCCATATGGGGGAGACCAAAACATCCTAAACAACATCGTCCATAATTCCGACTTAGACTTTGTCCCTCTTGATTGGAAATGGAACGCATTAAGTGACACGCTTAAGAATTTAGATAAGGCATACGCCATCCACTACGGCGCAAAAGTTGGTAAGTTTCTTTACAACAACCCCGAATATCGGGACAAGACCCCCCTTAGCAAAGAAGCAATTAAGTTAATGGAGGAACAGATGCAATGACAGACAAAGAACAGCAGTTAGCCAATTTAATCCGAATCGACCCCGAGGTCTGGTTCTCAACATTTGCCGTCATTAAGGATAAGAGGGGCAAAGATATTAAACCTAAAGCGAATACGCTACAAAAGCGTATGTTCGACCATTATAGAAAATGCCAAGTAGAAAAAAAGCCGTGCAAGATGATCATTCTAAAACCCCGTCAGAAGGGGGCGAGCACATGCGCTCAAGCTCTGACATACCACCACATGAGGAAGCACGAGAATCTGGCGGGCTCTCTGATGGGGGATATTGCGGGGACGAGCGACAAAGTCTTCGAGATCTATCGGAGATACGCCGAGAACGACGCCTTTCCGTGGGACGATACCGGAACAAATCTCGAGGATGGAGGCAATCTGGCAGACTTAATGAAACTAAGGTCCAAAAGTGCGTACGGAAAGGAAACCGCCGGATCGAAAAACGCAGGTCGAAGCGGAACTATCCAGGTCGGTAATATGACTGAGGTCGCTTTCTGGCCTAATACGGGACAAAAAGACCCCGCTCTTGGTTATCTACAGTCGCTGTACGACGGAGACAATGTTTCACTAGTTGTTGCCGACTCTACACCGAATGGCCCAGCCGGTTGGTTTTATAACACATGGGTGCAGGACAATGAATGGGCTAAGATATTTGCCGCTTGGTGGGAGTTCGAAGATTCCGAAATACCTTTCAAATCTGAAGTTGAACTTCAAGATTTCAAAGACACTATGACCGATGACGAGAAGTCAGAAGTCGAGCGTTTCGACGTAAACTGGGAGCAAATGCATTGGAGAAGGAGAACTCTTCAGGACAAATGTAATGGCGATGTTTCTAAGTTCCGCCAGGAGTATCCATCGGATCCCGAAGAATGTTTCTTAATGTCGTCCCGCCCTCGTTTCCAGATTGAAGTACTAAAGGAAATGGCAGATGCGGCTCCTAAACAAGATAAAACCGTAGGTAGTCTAAGCTTACAGCCAAATAAGTCGGTATCTTATAATTTAGACAGGGCAGGGTCTTGGGTTGTTTACGAGCAACCTGAAGAAGATTCGAAGTATGTCATAGGCGTTGACACTTGTACTGGTGAAGATCAGCAAATGCAAGGTTTAGCAGCCGACCCTGACTATCATAGCGTGCAAGTTTGGAAAGCTCCTTACGAAGATTGGCACGGAGACTGGCACGTAGCGAGGTTAGTTGCCCATCACCACTCTCGGGTAGAGATCGGAGTTCTCGCCGAGGAGATTGTCGCGGCAGCAACCTGGTACGGAAAGGCTTTCGTAGTCCCCGAAATCAACAATAGTGGGTTAGCGATAATTAAATATCTACTAGAAGCGGGTTGCCATGTCTATCAACGAAGGAAAGTTAACAATTCAACAGGGATGGTCGAAAAGTTCTTTGGGTGGCAAACAGACAAAATAACAAGAAAAACATTAATCGACCATTTAGCTTCCGAAATCATGGATAGGAACATCGATATACCAGACGAAGGGGTGCTAAAGGAGTTAAAAACATTTATTATAAATGAAAAAGGAAAACCCGAAGCGGCACCAGGGCATCACGACGACCATGTCATGGCAACAGCGCTAGCCGTGTACAATATCGATTCCGCTACTACATTTAGAAAGCACAAGAAAAGAAAAATTACGAACAAGATGCTTAGGAAAAACCCAGGGCTTCTATGCCCAGACGGTTTTATGAGGGTTCCATTATCGGAATACAAGCGGTTGAGGAGGTAAACAACTAAAATTAAGGTAATCAAATGGCAGATAAAGAAGCAAAAGTTGGCGACTGGGCTCTTAAGGTAATTGATGGCAAAGTTTATAAGTATAAAATAACAAGTGGTGGTGGGGGTGGGTTTGTACCGTCGCCAGAAGCTTTAGTAACTTCAAAGTGGTTAAGAGAAAATAGAGATAAAATTGCGTATTATAACCGCGATCTGGCTCAATACCCCGAAATAATGAAGTTGCATGTTGCCAGCGAGGCAAAAGATTCCGGGATGACTGAATCGGTCGACGACGCTATAGAAGAAATTTACGTAGATACCCCTCTCGAAGAGGGTATGAATGAGCCTTTTGACCCGAATAAGGCGACTATAGATAACCCAACCCCCGCACCCGAAAACAAACCCAAACCCGCACCCGCACCCGAAAACAAACCCGGCGTAAAACCCACCGAGGTCAAACCCAAACCCGTCACTATGGACCGACCTTCAAGACCCGGGCCTCAAGATGAAATTGATAAAATATCAAAAGGTGTCGGCAATCTTCCCATTAGTAAACCTCGTCAGGGTAACCCCGGCAGCTCCATACCCGATATGGCTGGAGCTAGAGATCGTGCCGCAATTGAACATTGGCGCGGTAAAAAACTTAAAGAAGCAATCGAAGACGACGAGCAGAGCAGAAGAAAAAATAAGATCATCGGTGCGTGGGCCGACGGAAAAGCTGGCTACGGCTGGTGGGACAACGCAACCGACGCAGAGAGAGCAAAAGCTTCTGCCGCTTTTACAAGAGATTCCCAAGCCGGGAAATACCACCCAAATAATGTCAAAAATGACCCGAACAACCCAACCTACCGGGCTCCCGCAGATATAGTTCAAGAAATTGACAGAGTAAACGGCGGGCCTTCGAAAAGAGCGGATGCCCAAGTTATCCGAGAACTTAAAAAGAATGTAGTCAAGGGTAATGATGTAGTTAAAACTGATGGGTTCGACCCAGTAGCTTTTAAAAATACCGACGAGTATAGAGAAATGCTTAAGCAGTATTCTTTAGAAAACCCAGGAGGCGAAACAGTGGAAGAAGGGACAATGGGCCCTTACGCCGATTTTAACAGACCCGCCGCCGCAAAAATTAGACAAGAGCGATTCGATCCTTCTAAGATGTCGGACGGTTTTGGCGCAGATAGAATAAAAAAAGAAGAAATGAAGCCATGGCTTCAGAATTTAGTAGACCCGCCAGCTCCCGAAACACCAAGCGGTCCTTACATCGGTGCGGAAAATACACCTAAAGGCCAGCCATTAGACAGAGAAACCGATTACGCCGACAGCATAGAGCAGTCACCTCCCCGTATTCAAGAACTCCCTCCCCAGGATCCCTTTGAAGAGCCCCCGCCCGGCAGTGGCTTTAACGGAGAAGGTATTACAGGCAGAACAGGCCCAGCCCGCGGCGGGTTAGTCGATGGCGAAGACACTTCTAACGATAAAGGCATGTACATCGACGGCGAAGACACTGCTAATGATGAGGGTTTTTACTACGACAAAGGCAGAACAGGCCCACCTGAGCAACCCGCTCCTTCAATGGAAGAGCCCGCTCCAGCTCCCGTAGATGAGGTTACCGAAAGGTATAAAACTAATGACCCCAATGCTTTTTCAGTAGAAGAAAGCCGCGGACCAGGTTCGGTGGCACCAACACCCGCTCCCGCACCCGCTCCCGCAGATGAGGTTACCGAAAGGTATGAAACTAACGACCCCAATGCTTTTTCAGTAGAAGAAAGCCGCGGACCGGGTTCAGTATCGCCAACACCAGAACCAAAACCCGAGCCTCAATCAGGCTCAGGTCAAAGTGGTAATTTCTCACTGGACACAATCGACCAACTCCCAGTGCCACCGCCCGTATCTCCCACCGATCGCAAATACCCTGATGGTTTAGAGAACTCTCCCGTATTTAACCCCCCTAGTCCTCCAACTCGTCAGCAAGATTTAGAAACGGTTCAAAATATTACACACAGGGAGACTCCAAAAGAGCCCGCTCCAGCTCCGGCTCCGGCTCCGGCTCCAGCCCCAGCCCCGGCCCCGGCCCCGGCCCCGGCCCCTGCCTCTATGGAAGAGCCCGCTCCAGCTAGAGTTCCTTTTCAACCCGCACCGGTAGAGAGGTCTAGTAGTTCTGCTGCCAGCAACGCTAGGCCTATGACTCAGGCCGAAATGTACTTTAATGCTATTAAAGAGAACGCGTTAGCAGCGGGAAGAACTATAGAAGACGCCCGCAGAGATTTTCAATTAAAGTGGCAGCAAGCTTCCAAAATGCATCCCGCGGAAAGAGATAATCACGTTAATCAATATGTGTTATCTACATCCAAAAGGGCGACTCAACCTAACCCTCTTAGTGGTAATAGAGCCGAAATAGACGCATATAACGAACAAGAAAGACTTTCGGGTATGGGTTGGAAGGATAGAATGCAAGCCCAAGGTTTAGGTGAAGAGGATATGATAAGAAACCGTGTTAACGACGACATACTAGAATCAACCAAGGGTGCTGGCCCTCGCTTTTTCAGTAACCCTCGGTACGGCAATGCGCTTAATGCTCAACACGCTTATCAAGATTGGCGTAAAGGTTTAAACCCAGGCCAAACCCAAACGCATGAAAAGTTTCTGTACCCCGAAGGAGTCCCATCTGTAGGCGATATAATGGGTGCCAAAAAACAAGAAATATTAAACAACGACATGCGCAACCCGGCCCCTCAATTCCCCGCCCCTCAAATGGGCCCCGGAGGTTCTCACACTGATGTAGCCATGTCTCAACTAGATAAACTACCAAAAAGAGAGCAGGCCAGAAGATTAGGGCTCAACCACCTTACCAACTCATTCTAAATTAATATGGGTCTTCTCGATGATTTAGATCTTGGAAGAGAGGCGTATTCAAAAAAACGTCCTCTCAAACTAGAGGGGTTCGAAAGGCCAGTACCAAAACCGGAACCAACCCAACGACCCGCCAATTGGACCCCCGAGTTGGCTATGGAAGAAGTAAGATCAAAAAGATCAACTTCAGGCCAAACTCCCGCGTGGGACCCACCCGCGGAAGAGCCTTCTTTACAGGAAACCGACCCTAACCTTGCTCAGGCTTATAAGGATATTAATACTTTTAAAAAAGATATATCCGCGTTATCAAGCGACGTAAGTAATTATAAAGAAATAGCGGGCACTAAGACAAACGCTCTTAATGATTTTTATGAAAACACCGTCGCTCCTTTTTGGCAGGAACAGTTTAGCGAAGGATTCCTAGAAACTCCCGAACTAGACCTAAAGAAACCCGAATCTATTGACGGGTTTTTTAAAGACATAGACTCCCGGTATGACGGTTTTCAAAAAAGAGTAGACGAAGGGGATACTTCTTGGTTTGGAGAAGACGAGCAATTAGGTCGCGCTTCTCGTATGCTGAAAGGTAAAAGAAAATACGACCTTATTAAGCAAAAGCACGCAAGAATGCTTAAGGACTACCATCAGTCCCAAAATGCTTTTAATAGTGCGGAAGCCCGTAAAAAAGCAATGAAGGAAGCTCTTATGAGTCTCCCCGAAAATGCAAGAAGGGCGGCAGGTACTTGGAAAGAAGAAAACCCGGATAAAACTCTTACCCCGTCCCAGATAAACTCTTTGCTTGATAAACAGAAATTTGAAAAGCCTCAGTACAGTCTTACCGGCGATTTAATAAACCCCGACAAAGTTGACCCCAGGTTAAATCTTGATGAAGGCGATTACTACTCCAAAAAAGATCAGGATAGGCAGGGCAAAAGATTAGGTGCGGTAGAAAAGTACGGACTAAGTGGGCTTCAAAAAGATCTAAAAGAATTAGATACCGCCACTAAGCTTAAAAAACACGGAATGATGTATTCCGTTTTAGGTGAGATTGCTAATCGTTCTATTTACATAAGTGCTGCTGAAAAGGAAGCAATTAACTTAGACCGAATTAAAAAAGCCGGGTTTGGTTCTTATAAAGGAACCGATATTAACGAAGCTATTGAAAATCTCGGCGGAGAAGATCGTATAATTGCGGCTTCTTTAGTCGAAAATGTTGGAAAGGCTCATGTCGCTTTAGAAAGGGCAAAAGTATTTCACGCCGCAAATGTAAAACAAAAAGGAGCAGAAGAAGCAAAACGAGAAATAGAGCTAGCCGAAAAGAACTTTAGTGCCGCTTTTAACGCAGCAATACAGGGTGGATTTGGGGAGGAAATAGAAAAAAGAGGGAGGTCAAATAGTTGGTACGGCAATTTGTATAACGCCTACCGAGCTGGTGATTTACTCGAAGACGCAAGTGATTTTACTTTAAAACTTGCCGGGTATAGTGAGTTTACTCAAACCGACGCCAAAAAATTAATAGACATCATGACCGAGATGCAGAATCTCGAGACATCTGAAACCTATAAATCGTATAAGCAATCTTCTTCCGATAATTTACTAGACGCGTTTGGTAATATATTTAAGCACGGTCTTGCAATACCCGAAATGGTTACTGAAACTTTGACCGGTTTCTTTAACACATATTTTACAGAAGCTCCACGAACTCTAGCGATTACAACGGGAACGGGGGCTTTGGCAGGTACCGTAATAACCCCGGGAGCTGGTACTTTAGCAGGAGCTGGAACGGGGGCCGCTTGGGGTTTAAGACTAAATGCCGGTGTTTCTTCATTTGTAATGGAGTATGTCGGGGAGTTTCTTTCCGAAATGGAAAAAGCTGGCGTCGATTGGCACAACCCTAACGTGTTTATGGCGGCTTTCAACAACCCCACATTAATGGCGGAAGTTAGAGAGAAGGCTACTAAAAAAGCGGGAGGTGTTGCTTTTTTTGATATTATTGCCGCCGGTATAGCGGGTAAAACGATGAGGTTAGTAAAAAACCCATCGTCGTTGAAAAAACTACCAAATGGAGTAAAAGCATTTAGGCAAGAGTTAGACGCCGGAATCCAAGTCAGCTCAGCACGCCAATCACTCGCCATGGGTGCAGAGCTCGCCGTACAAGGTGGCTTAGGTGGTACAGGTGAAGCGGTTGGTCAACTTCTTACTTTAGACCCAGGCGAAGAAATAGACTGGGATGCAATTGCGGCCGAAATGGGTATCGAAGCTCTCGGGCCGGGAGGTTGGGGTTTTGCAACAAACTATGCCCTTTCTAAATTCAGAGGGGGTTACGCACTCGAAGATCTCACGGGTACAGAAGCTAATATTTTAAACAAAGAACAAACCGCCGACGGGTATGTAGAGCAAGTAGACCAGGCGGGTTTTCGTTACGAAAGGAGGAGGTTTAATACAGCTCAAGATTATCTTAATTATGTAGTCGAACAGACTGGTATGGATCTTAATTCTCCTACCGGTTTCCTCGTAAGCAAACTTGTAGGGTTTGCCCAGGCTTCAGGTAAAATTGGAAACCTCGGAGTTGTGGTTGCAGATAGGACTCCTTTCTCCGGTTCAACTACCCGTGGTGCTTATAACAACGGTACAATATTTCTTAACAAAAAAGCCTTAGCCGGCAGGGAAGATAGTACTCCTTTCGTACTTCTTCACGAAGGTGGTCACTATATCCAAGATATGTTCTTCACACCCGAAATGGTGTCGGACATGTACGGCAAGTATCACGGAGACGACGACGCAAAGAAACTATCATGGGCTCAGTACAAGCTAGGTAGGCAAGTACTTAGCCTCGAAGATCTTTCAACTAGTGAGCTTAATACCGTAAACAGTACCTTTGACACTACTTCAGATTTAGTTAAGCACGCCGAGTGGTTCACCTCCCAAGTAGGAGCAGCTCTTGCAATTGAGAGTGGTTTAGCCGGAGGTACAAAGGTAGACTCAAATGTCAAAAAAGCCGTTAGGGCTATGATGAAGTACATCACTGGTGACGAAAGCGTTGAGCAGTTTTTCCCACCCTCACCCGAGTCTGATGCTGACGGAGCCGTTAGATTAGCGCTACTTGCGCAACTCGGTTTTGATCCAAATACTTTACAAAATAACAGAGCCGCATTTGTCGCTGAAGATGGGTCACAGGCCGCTGGTACGACGGTGAATCCGTTTGAAGTGAACTTAGCTAATATGGCTAATTGGGATCAGAATACTAGAGATGTGTGGGCTAGGATTTTGGGTTACAAAAACTGGAAGAGTTTACCTAATAAATTTAAAAGAGGTGGGGCGGTTAGGAGAGATAAAACTCTTGCCGGTGGTGGTGACCCTACAGCAACCGTCGACCTTTCTGATCCCGAAGTTCAACAAAAACTTTATAAAGGATCTAACATCTCTAAACCCGTAGCTACCGAGACTCAAGAAGGCGGAGGCAACCTAAAGAAAGTAACAACGCTATCTCCCGAGAAAAGTAAGACCGGAGGTAAAGTTGGAGCGGCGGCAAGAACCGCGTTGTCCAAAGGAGCGGCGGAAACTGATGTCGAAGAACTGGGCAGTAAAACTATAAAAACTAGCGCCGGTGAGCCGCTCAACATAATTAAAAAAGCCGGAGATGGCGGTCCAATTGATTTAAAAGGAGTACCTAAAGAAAGAAGCCGAGTAGAGAGCAGAATAAAAGAGATCAAAGACACCATTGCGGAACTCAAAACTCCTAATAAGGTTTGGGATTCTAGTGAAAAAACCGGTCCTAGATGGGTAGAACAGCCCCGTTTTGAAACCGCCGAAGACCAGAAAAAGGCAATAGCTCCTCTTGAAAACGAGCTAAAAGGATTAGAAGCTAGATCTAAAAATATCAAAGAAGTACCCGTTTCAAAAGGAGGTAAGCCAATCCCCGAAGGACTTGGAACTGGGCCTAAGGACGAGTTCTCAATAGCAAAGCAAAAGGTAGATAACATAATCGAAAAAGCCGGCGAAGCCACTAAGCCTAAGCCTGCTAAAGTAGAAGTCGTTAAACCTAAACCCGTTCCTACTAAGAACAAGTCGGGTAAGCCTAACATCGCGAGAGACCCCATCGCTAAAAAGGATAATCTCGATGAAGTTAAACCTACCGTAAGTAAGCAAGAAAAAGAAGCGGACAAACCTAAGGAAGTAGCTAAATCAAAAGTTACTCCTAAAAAACTTTTTGAAGACCCTAAGCCGATAAAGGAGTCTACTTTAAAAAAGCTAGAAGCAAAAAGTGAGAAAAGAAAAGAACAGGCTGTCGAAAGTAAAAAAGACAGAGATGCACCTGATTCAGTAAAAGATGTTCAAGATAGCATTTCCGAACTTTCTAGGCTTAATAATAAGGAGATGGCGGGCAGGATTTCCAAAGCGAAAAAAAGTATAATAAAAAGAAAAACGGAGCAAATCCAGTCTCTTACAAAAGATGATCTCATGAATATGAAGATCAATGGGAAGAGCCGTAAACTTTCCGAAGTTAAACGAAGTTTGTTAAAAAAAGTATCAGTAGACCCATTAGACATACTAAGGGAGCTGTTGTTTCCAGGACTAGACCCGGATTCTAATATATTCGAAGCTTTAGGTTTCTCCGAATTTGAAGATATTTTCGATGGTCTGGAAGCGAAAACATTGACCCCCGATCAAATAAAGAAATTAAATTCTAAAATAGAAAATTATTTCGATAACAATTTACCCGAGCTATCTGAACAAGCACCAGTTGTAGAAGGAGTTTTAGTCCCTTACGGAGTTCACGATGTTAGTATACCTGGTGCTGCCGCATTAAATGGAAAGACTGAGAAGAGTGTTCAAATTTCATTTACGAATAACTTAGGTGAAGAAGGCGACATTATTAATGTAAAAGGTAAGCGTCAAAAAGAAGGAGGTATTTGGTATGGCGATAAAGAATTTACCCCCGTTAAAGGAAGATATGGATGGGAGATCTTAGGAAAGAAAGAACTTCTTAAAGACGGGAAAGTATACGCTTATAAATATTCTTTAAAGGCAGTCACCGAAGACCAAGCTCGTCGCGATTTACCCTGGCACGAAGTACCAGCGTCAGCTATCCCAGGGAGACTTAACGATTTTAGTGTAGCGGACAATAGGGGAGGTAAGGTTTCCCGAGAAAATTTCAGAGATCCATTGTCTCCAATTACCCGTCAATATTTATCAATAGGTCAAGCTCTTCGCGGGAAATCAAAGACAGCTTTAACCGCAATGTCCGGCGACTGGAACAACAAAGCCAAAGAAGGTATACCCGCTAGGAATGCTTATCGTTTATTCCGAGCTATGTCTAAGGGTGATGTTGATTACGGCCTACTTGAGACATTGTACGGAAAGGACACTGATACTTCTAAAGTTAGCTACGATGATGCAAGAATGATTGGTACGATGGTGCTTGGGGCGTTGGCTCCGGCAAGGACTACTTCCAAGAGAAGAGTCGCATCGATGCAGAAGAATTTAAAATCAAACTTCGACCCAGTTGAAGAAAAATTAGAAAAAGAAAACAAAGCGAGCGGGGGTAGGGCGGAGTCGTACGAGCAAACAACTTTTAAGATAGATGAAGAAGGTAATACTATTAACTTTCTTCGCGGACTTTACAGCAGAATACGAGCTGATGAAAAAAGTAGGCAAAAATCAAAAGACGATTTAAGAGCGGCGGACCTTGTCTTGATCGACCTTATGAATGCAGAAGATCAGTTCGGCATGACTAAAGATCAAATCAGGACGGAGCTTACTACCTTGTTCACCGATCCGAACAATGAATTCTTCGGCTTGGTCGATGTTTTCCGTGCTGGCATCGATGTTCAATCCGGAGACGCAACTAAAGTAGCAAAACGCTTTGAAGATGGCCGGCCGGTTATTACACCAACCGAAGACCAAGCAAAAGCTCTTGATAAAGATTTTGCGGAAATAGAAGGCCTCGGTAAGTCTATGTCCCCCGATGTAGTAGGGACTGAAAACGAAGGCGGAAGTGGTAAATCTACAATTTCATCTAAATCCGTCCGTAAAGAAAAATTCACACCGGATGAGTTTACCGTGGAAGATTCAGACTTGGCCACCCCCAAACCCGAAGAAGGGACTTGGCAGGATTTATTCATTAATGGGATTGGCATGGAGGCTAGTTATGATTGGGTTAAACTAATAGCGGAAAAACTTAAAGAGCGCGGTTTAATTCCGAAAGATACCGTTATAGTAAGCCACCCCGAAATCCGTGAACTTGACGCCTCTCTGTCCAGAGTCGAAGCAGACCAACGCCATGCAAACAGGACTATTCTTACTCCAAGAGTCCTCGCTAATATTATAGAAAAAAACGGTATTGATAATTTAATATCTTTACCTGATACCAATAAACAGGGCAGGGTAACCGAAGGCGGCCCGGGTTCTGGGATGTTATTTTATTCCTCGATACTATCAAAAATGGTTAGCGAGTACGGGAAGATTACTAAGGGTAAAAAAGGTGTTGTTGACGCGGGTATAACCCCAGCCGAGCTTTATAAAAGAGCCATTGAACTATTCGGAGAGTATAGAGATGGCGGCGCAAGATGGGCCAAGAAACATGACAATGGTTTTGAAGTTTCCTCTAAAGCACCGACTAAGTTAGGTAAGTCTTTTAGTGCTTTTAACGCAAAGCTTTCAGACGGAAAGTCTATTGAGCACCATTACCAAGTAAATGTAAAAGGCCACGCGAGTATTAAAGAAGGCAAGGGTAAGCCACCAAAAGACACTAGTATAGACAGTTTTGCCGAGTACAAAAAACTTTGGGAGCAATACGCCGAAGAAAACCCGAAGAAAATAGAAGCGTTAAGAAAAGCCGCCGAAGGTAAGGTTTTGACGGACATGTTTGCTACAACTGATGTTAATCAAGCAAGAGCGTTGGTCGATATCATAAAACCATCAAGAGAGCTTACAGATAAAGAGTGGTTTAAATTTGTAGAGCTGTTTGGCGGTCCCGAAGATACGACGATTGATAAAGATTCGAGATATACACAACAAAAAAGAAACGCCGAAAAACAATTCGCCTTTGCTTATTTTGCTCAGTTTATAAGAAAACGCGTTGCCGAAATGGGGGGTATGGAAGAGAAATTCGGCGATAAGATTGCAACCGAAGGGGCTAGTGAAAATGTTGTTGAGAGTAAGCCCGGTGTAGAAGATCTAGACAGCCCCGAATCAAGAAGTGTAGAAGACTTAGGCCCCGCTGCCGAAGTTGAAAATGTGTCAACCGAAGAAGCGGATGGGGAGTTCATGAGTCAAATTGAGTCTAATGAATTAGCCGATGCAATGATGGATCCTCTCACTAAAGGGAGCACAAAAAAGAATTGGAAAAAAGCCGGAGTAATTTCAAACTTAGGGCCTCTCTATAAAAATATTCGGAAGTATTTAGATATGTCCGATGCTGACATGGCTAAAGATAAGAATTTAGCCAGCTTGCTCAAAAAAGATAAATTCCAATCGGGCTTGCTTAAAAACAAATTTCACAAAGGCACCTTTACCCCTAAACAGGTGAGGGACATGGCAAAATCAATACTTAGCCCAGACCAAGTTAATAACGCGGAGTCTGACGGCGAGGCGGCTGCAAAGCTCCAAGCTTTAATTGATAGTCGAAAAGAGGGAGTCGAAGACAAGGCCAAGAGTGCAAAGGAAAATAAAGCAAAGCGTGAAAAAGCTAAGGCTCAAGAAAAGAATGAAGCCCTCGACCCTAAGTACGGCGACGACAGATCAATAACCCTCGGATCCGAGATCACACTCGTTTCAGAAATGCCCGCTTTACTTTCCGAAAGGATGGCAGCTTCTTTCTTAGCATCCGCAAAAGGTGGGTTTAATTTACTACCTGAGGAGATGCGTTATAAGATTCGCGTTACTATATTTAACCAACACGCTACTCTAGAAGATATAGCGGTTAAATTACAAAAAGATTTAAACCTTAAGTACGGGACTGAAGCGAGAGACTTCTTCGATATGATGGGGGTCGTCCTACCCACCTACGCAAAGGTAAAGATTGCATCAAGAGAATTTAATTCAAGATTCCGTGAGCCAATAGTAGAAGCACTTAAAAAGTACGGCGTTACTGACAGAGTATTCGGTAAGTACGTGCAAGCATTAGCAGCCGGTACTTTTAATAGGCACGTAAGAGGACTTCTTATGGAAGCCCAGAGTGATGTGATGTCGAGTATAGCCGATAGGCAGAAGAAAATAAACGATCACGAAAGTTCTTTAGGCGCTGAATCGATTACCGATACTACAAAAAAAGAGCTTAAGGAAAGTATTAGTAAATATAAATCCGAAATTAAGCAGCTTGAAAAAGATTTCGAATCATACAGCTTCACAAACTATCATAATAAAGATGGGGAATTTGCACCTTCTGGTTTCTCAGACAGAGAAGCAGCTTTATTAGTTGAGAGTTCCAAAAAAGACCCTCAAATGATGAAGCTTCTTAAAGACAAAAATGACATCATGGGTCTGTGGGCTAAGATGAATGCTACAACTATAAAGGTAGCTCTCGAAACCGGTCAGATAAAACAAGACGAAGCGTTTAAACTAATTACCGCAAAGAGCCGAGCTAACTCAGCCGAAGGTTTGGTTGATGTCGTTTTCAACGCTCTTGGGTTAGATAAGAAGGACGATCAGTACAAAGAAAACGCTAAAATAATAAGAAAGACTTTTAACTCAGAAAGTTTTAAATATCAGCGAAACGAGGAAAAGGGGAGCATGCCCGAAGGCTACCATTACTCACCTATGCAAGGGTTTGAGGACAATGAATTCCATTACGAAGAACAGGAATCATTGGAACAACTGGTAACCGGTAAAAGTGGCGGTAGCTCTGGTTGGCAGTCTAAAAGAAACAACGATGTTGGTAAAAGGGTCATGGGTCGCCGGACGGGGGTAGATAAACCTAATCCCGAATCCGCACTAGCCCACGCTTTTCTTGCTCACGATGCAATGGTTATGAGAGGAGCTAAGATTGCACCCGGTCAAAGAATCCGCGAGTGGTATGAGCTTTTCCTCGAGATGCATAAAAACAAAGACAACCTCGGAGAGAAAATCGAGTGGTCTGAGCGTTTTAGCGAGGTTGCTAAAAACAACGGCATTGAAGGTTTAATGAACGATAAAAGAAAAAGACAGATTGTCTTTAACGAGTTCAATGAATTTTTCGATGTATTAGAGGAACACGAAGACGGTAAGATGCCGACTCAGACCGGCTTAAAACTAAAGACAAAAGTAGTTAACGGCAAAGAGCGTATCGTTATAAGGAAAGGCGAAATACCTATTAACATAGCAAATGACCCATCCTTGTTCTTGGTTAAAAACGGAGGTGAACTTCAGTTCGTTAAATTTAAACTAAAAGATGGTAAAAAAGGAGACGGTAAGACTCTTACATCAAGAGGAGCCCGCCTCACCTCTGAGTTAAGTAATTTAAATTACCAGCCCAGCAATCCTTTGTTCAGAGCCATTCAGATACCTACCAGGTTCTTGGCACAGATGTATACTTCGTTTAACCCGGATTTCCTTTTATCAAATGCCGTTAAGGATGCGATAACCGGTATGATAAATGTTACCGAGGATGAAAAGAAAACAATATTTAAAGATTTAATAAATCCCAAAAACTACGGAAGAGCGGTAAAAGCTATTTACAAAGTAGAGCGGGAAATGGAGCAAGGACCAAGGTCAGCGAAGTATAAAAACATGCCCTTAGAGGAGGCTCTTAAAATTGGAGATAATGACTGGGAGGGTTGGTTCAGGTTCTTCGAAGCTAATGGTATGCGTACCGCGTTTACTAGCCAAGATGAAGTTACGCAGTACATGGAAGCCGTAAAAGAAGACATAGGAATACTTTCCAAAAGAGGTAAGTTCTCTAAGGCCAAAATGAAGCTTCTCGAAAGCAATATAGTAAAAACTGTTGAGGCGATGAATGCGGGTGTTGAAAATGCCATGCGTTTACTAGTTGCAAAACATTTACTTAAAAAAGGTTTTACCGTTCAGCAAGCGGTCATGGCGGGTAGAAATATATCTGTGGACTTTAACAGAAAAGGAACTCTCAGTTCCGGAATCGGTTCGTTATTCCTATTCTTCAACGCAGGCGTTCAGGGTAATCTCCGAATGATTAAATCAATGGTGGGCCGGGATAGGGTGGCGGCCGCTAAGTTAATTACCGGGATAATGGCTTTCTCTTTTACTTGGGGCTTGCTTCAAAGAATGTTGACCCAACACGATGAAGATGAAGACGGGGAGAACGAAGGCAACCACTACGACAGATTAGGCGACTTCGAAAGAGATACTAATTTAACAATGTTCTTCCCCGGTACTGATTACAATGTCCGCATCCCTCTTCCTTGGGGTTATAATTTATTTTGGATGATGGGCCAAAAAGCGGCTAATGTAGCGGCTCAAAGCATGGGCTCTTCTATGGGTGGGTCGGGTATTATTTCGAACGGCACAAACGCCATGTCAAATATCTACTCCACATTTAACCCACTTGGTGGAACTTTAATGCCCGGGTTTATTGCTCCTCTTTATCAAGTCGCTCAAAATGAAACTTTTTACGGAGCCCCGATTACGAAACCCAATCGTCAATTTGAAGAAACCCCAGCCGCTTTTAGAAGTAGTAAAAATACAAAAGAATTTTTTGTAGATTTTTCTAAGAAAATGAATGGGTGGCTCGGTGGAGATGAAATTACTCCGGGGTCTATGAAAAGGATGTTCGGGTCTGACGAGGTTGTAAACCCAATGGAAGATTGGAGCTGGGCGTTGTCAGGTAGTGATCTTGAACATATATTTGAAGGGTACACGGGTGGGCCAGGTGCAACTTTTTCAAGATTAGTATCAGGAGCGTACAGCGGTATTAACGGGAACCTAGACATGAATTGGGCAGAAGTACCCGTTTCCCGAAGGTTTTTTAGAGAAGGTTACTCGTCATACATGACTTCTAAAAGGTTTTACAATTTAAAGAAAAGAACCGACAACGCTAACGAGTATGTTAAAAATCTTAAATCCGGTAAAAACATCAAAGAATCAAAAGAAGCTATATCTGGTAATAGGGATTTATTACAAATAAAACCTATGGTAGACGCCGCCGATACAAAAAGAAAAGCAATTCAGAGACTTGTAGATAAAGTTAATGCATCTCAGTTGTCAGAATCGCAAAAGCTTGATAAGGTAGAGAAATTAGAAAAGCAACGGGTGGCTGCTTGGCTTAAAGTATTGTACAAAGCAAGGAAGATGGGAATTGACGTATAACAAATGATATCGTGAAGAATACAAATTTAGTACTAAGTCGTGAACAGGAAGAAAAACTCGTGGAGTACGCACTTGAGCGAGTTGAAAGCTTAAAAGAAGACAACTCCGCGCGTATAAGTAGTGACTTACACTCTTGGTCTGTTTATCAAAATGACCGCAAGGATAGGGACGCTATTGACAGTATCTTCGCTCAATCAAATGTCTCCGTTCCTTTAACTAGTTTAGTCGTAGACCATTTTTTAGCTAGAGCTGAAGATGAGATAACAGGGACAAGTCCTTATTTCGAATTTAAACCACAAGGTGTTTCCGATACGGTTTCCGCCGAATCTTTTAATAGGTACTTCCATTGGAAATTGGAAGACAAAGGTAGGATCCGAGAAAGATTAGAAGAAAGTTTTCTTCATATATTCTTACAAAGAGCAGCTATTTTTAAGTCCGTTTACGAAGAGCGTAAATCTGTATGGTACGATTTAGAAAGAAGCGCTCTGTTTGATAATGAGACTCAAGAGTTTGTAGAACTTCTTGAGCAAGGGCCTGTTATAGAAGGAGACGCACCAATGTTTCCCGAGGTTAACCCAGAAACCGGCGAAACCGAGACACGACTCGAAGCAGACCCTTCGTTCACCGTAACTCCTGGAAAGCACGAATTTAAACCATACCCCGAAGGTGTGCCGACCGAGCAAATTAAGTACAAAGGTCCTAGGTCGGTGGTCGTTGATTCGGACAGGTTCTTGGCCCCAAGTTCAGTAGAGCACCTAGAGTATGCCGACTTCATTGGCGAGCTTTACGATAAAGATTTAAATTGGTGCCGCGATATATTTTTTGAGCGTGAGTGGTTTTCTTTTTCCGACTACGAAGAGGCTGTAAAGAAGGACTCTAACCCTAGAACAAAAAGTAAAAAGAACGAAGATTCTAAGGACAGTAAAACTTGGGAAAAAGAAAAGATTCCTATGGTTCCCGTAGTTGAATGTTGGATTTCAAAAGATATACTAGGAACGGGGCAGCCTCAAGATTTCTGCGTATTTATAGATACTGAAATTAAAAAAGCTATTTTTTACGAGTACACAGCTAAGCTCACCCCCGACAATAAACCACCTTATGTAACCGTAGCGATCGGTAAGATGAATAATAAATGGTGGGGTCCGAGTCTTCCTGAAAAAATAAGAACATACCAAGAGTACATCGATAAACAGTTTAATAGCGAAAGCTATCGTAACGAGTTGTCCGCTAATCCTATTATAGGTGTAAACCCTCAGGCAGTAGAAGACGAACCCGAAGATGTCGAGCTCCACGCGGGTAAGTTATTTCAACTTAAAGACCAATACAGCATGGACGATTTTCTTTCGTTCTCGGCTTTACCTAATTTAGATAACAAGACCCAGGAGTTAATCGATTTTGTATTCGGCATGGTTCAACTTTGGCTTGGGGTTAGTAATATGGCACAAGGAGATTACCAAGCTTTATCGCCCGCTAATACTGCAACGGGAGTTGAGGCAACTTTAAACGAAGCTTCTAAAATAGGGCGAAGGTGGATGCGTAGAATCGTAAGAGGGTTTGAAGAGCACCTTGCAAAATTAATAAAAGTTGCAATGGCAACTATGGACGAAGCTGAGGTCTACGAATACATGGAAGGGGATGTGGCCGCTTTTGCGGAGATGACTCCCGAGATGATTTCGGATCTTGAGATGAATTGTAAGGTCATCCTTTCACAGGACCAAGGACAGCGGGCTATCGAAAAAGCCAACCTTGCTCTTCAGGTTCAGGAAAGATTTTTACAGCATCCACCCGAAATTCGACCATTCAGCCGCCCAATGTTTAAGCGCATTTTAGACGCCCTTGGTTACGAAAATACCGAAGAACTTTTACCAGAAGCCGCACCACCTGACCCTAAAAGCGAAGCTGAGATTATGAAACTCATGGCGGATGCACAGGGCACAGGAGGAGGAGCTGGGCAAGCCCCAGAAGCGGGTGATCAAATCAACGCACAAGTCCAGGGGATGGGTAACAGCAACCCTCAAGGCGAAAATCAATATCAACAACAGACAGGATAACTATCATGGCAAATAAATACAATCACTCAAAAGTACCAAATGCTTTTAAACAAAAACGCACCAATGCTAGATACAAGATAGCAAATATAAAAGTTGGTGGTAAACGCCAATTAGGTAATAACTTCGGACTGTACGCACACCCACTCGGGAAGACTTACGCTAAAGCAACCGGCGTTATCGGTAAAACTAACAGAGCCGCTTCGGTAGCTTAATGAGCGATATTGTTCTATTCGACAAGCTTTCCGATGTCAAAAGGCTCACTGTTGACGAGGCTTTTACGCATTTGGAGAAAAGGTTTCAAACAGAAAGAGGCCGTTATCTCTCCAGAATGCTTGACCGCGAAACAAGTCCCGAGGAGACAATTGCTCTCAAGGCCGTCGTTAACGCGTTGGAGACTTTATCGCCGATGGCTCTCGCGGAAGCAGTCATCAAAATAGAATCGAAGAATCTTAAGAAGCATAGTCCCGAAATGTTTAAGGTTAAAAAGGCATGAGCGCTTATTACAGTAAAAATATAGTGAGTAAGGTTGCCGGAAGACCTGCCCCACTTAAATTTAGCGGCGTACCTCGCGGTTATAAATTGCCCGGAACCCCAGATCCCGTAGATAAGGCGGGCACTGTTGTAAGTAATGTTGCGCCAACTGTACCACCATGGACGCCGGCCAATATAGCGAAAATATTTTGGTTTGATTCTAGTGATTTAAGCACAATCACAAAAGACGCATCCAATTTTGTAAGCCAATGGGCTGACAAGAGTGGAAATGGCAATCATGCCACACAAGCAACATCATCAAGCAAGCCGACTTACACAGTATCAGATTCATTATTAAATAATAAATCCTCAATTTCGAGTGCTTCCCAGAATGGTCAGATCGGGCTGGACCTGCCGAGCACTTCTCTTCAGGAGATCTTTGTGGTTGCTTATTACAAAGATGGCTTAGACACAACATTTGACAATTATAACGCCCTGATCTCTGGTCCGGGAAATGTCGGTCAATACCGAATAATGGGTGATAAGGGAAAAAGTAACTGGTGGTCAACGACTAATATATTTAACGACGGTGGAACTTTCAAAAATGGGGCAACCACTTCAAACTTCGCTGTATTACCCATGCCGGCAACCTTACTCCGCTTTACCAGTTCTGCTGCCAGAAACGAGACAAGAGGAATTCTTTATAATACAAAAAGTTCAGATCGTGGCTGGGTTGGAGGAGTCGGTGAAATTATTGGTCTTTCTGCAATTTCTTTGACAAGCGACCGTCAAAAAATCGAAGGTTATCTTGCTCATAAGTGGGGACTCGCAGCAAACTTGCCAAGCGGTCACGCTTATAAAACTAAAGCACCTTAAAATGAGCGATCGGGGTTATATAGTCTTAGTTTTAGATATATTACTAATAGCGGCAATGCTGCTTTTGGTTA